GTAAATTTCGTAATCACTAAAAGTTCTTGCAATTTGAAAATTATCAACACCTGTCCAAGTATACTGTTGAATAAAATCCAATCCAGATGCACCAGTAATAGTGCCTGTAAAAGCATAATTTGCAGTGAGGTCTAGTTTAGTATTACCTACTGCATCATCTGCTATTCCATTTGTTGGTATCTGTGTCTTACTCATCTATCCTCCTATGGTTTAGTAGGCCAAGTTGCGTTCTCGCACTTCTCTACTGTATCTTTTCCTGCAGGTAAGTCTCTTAAATCTTGACGATACTTTTTCATATCATCACTAAGAGTATTATCTGATAAAGCTAGATAATCTGTCTCTGCTAATAATCTGTTTCTTTTACTTCTTAATTCAGCCAAGGCTCTAGCAGGAGCTGCATCGGCCCATGCTTTCTCTTCAGCGTCCCTAGCGGTCTCTTCTTCCGCGGTAAATTGGACTTTTACTCCGTTTATATTGTGATATCTTGGCATGATCTCTCCTTTATATCAATTTCTCTAGTTAATTCCATACATTTCTATTGTACCTGAGTCTATGTTTCCGCTAGACATTTTAAATTGTATCTCATCTATAGCAGTTGTGGTATTAAAATAGCCAGATACAAAAGTATTATTAGTTCTTGGTATTGCACTTTGATAATATTGTGTAATAGCAAAAAAATGTTTTACAGAAGTTGTGCTACTTGGGTCAAATAAAAATAATTCTCCACACAAACTTGAATCATCATCCGTTCCAAAATTATCTGCTAATCTTTGAAAGTCAGTACCATTACCTTGGTCATTACCTGTATCATATCCTAATGTGCCATTACTTCCATTTTCATCATGTCTAGATACAAAATATGTTGTTGTCATTGTTTCATTAAATCCTGAACCCCCTGCAGCGTTTCCTTGAAAACGAAGTTCGGCAGTTGCAGAACTATGTATGTTAACAAATCTAAATTTATAAATGTTATATGTGCTATCTATGCTACTAGTAAAATCTAATGTACTACTACTAGATGCTGTTTGTGTGACTAATTTTTTTTCTGCGTACTCTAATCCTGCCACAGAGTTAGTTCCTGTAAAAGCATAATTAGCAGTCAAGTCCATTGATGCAGGTTGTATTTTACTTAATGCCATATAATGCTATCCTCCCTGAATCTATGTTACCAGTATCAAATTTAAATCTAACAGCGTCTATTGCAGATGTTGTATTGCAATATCCTGCTATAAAATTATGCCATGCTCTAGCGTTTGCAAACATACTTCCTGTCTCTGATATAAAATGTTTTACAAAAGTTGTGCTACTAGGACTAAATAAAAATAAATTTCCACATCCTGAATTATCATCTGTTGCATAAATATTTTGTGTTATTTCTTGGTCTGATGTAGACTGTGCTAAATCATAACCAGTTTGATATCCCAATTGACCACCGCTACCACTTTCTTGATGCTGTGCTACAAAAGCTGTTGTTGTTTTGGTAACATTATAGTTTGACCCTGTATCAGATGAAAAGTTTACTGCAAAGCCACCACTATTAGTGCTCGGGTGAACATTTATAATTCTAAACAAATATGTTTTATAAGTATTGTCTAAAACCACACTACTAGAACCATTAACAAAATCTACTGTGCTACTAGAACTTGCATCAATATTCTTAATTAAAAATAATTTCTGTGTAGATGTTGCTCCAGTTGTTGTGCCCGTAAAAGCATAATTATCTGTAAGGTCAAAAGAGTTTGCTGCTAATTTACTGAGTGCCACTATACTACTCCAAATAAATCTATTGTTCCGCCTTGTATCTCACCAGAAGTTAATTGAAATCTCATGGTGTTAACTGCAGAGGTTGTGTTTATATATCCTGCTCCTAATACTAAAGTAGATATATTATCATTTTCCATGCCTTGAATAGCACTTATATAGTGTTTTACAAAAGTTGTTGAACTAGGATTATATAATCTTAATATGCCAGACATTGAAGCATCATTATCGTTATCTCCCGCAGGACCAAAGTATATTAAACCTGTATTTTGTGCTTGGTCTTTATCACCATCATAAGTTAAACTAGCAATAGTATTAGCTTCGTTGTGTTGACTTTCTACAAAAGTATTGGTTGTAGCTACTCCGTAAGAACCACCGCCATCTGTTGATGGATGAAAAGCAAGAATTGTTCCTGCATTTTGCACATGAATATCATTAAACACAAATAAATATTCTTTATATGTAGAATCTATACCACTAGTAAATGTTGCATTAGAATCAGAACCATCAGAAGTAAATGTGCTGATTAATACTAAAGGTGTTTCATCAGCTAATCCCGATACTGTGCCTGTAAATCCAAATGTACCTGCAAGATTTAAGCTATTGGCTTTTATCTTGGATAGTGATGTTCCAACTTCTCCAAATGCCATTTACTTTCCTGTCAGTGCTTTTATTTCGTCATCTGTCAAACCAAGATTTTTTAATTTAGTTTTACCCGATGTTTCATCTGTGGTTTGTTTTGTTTCAGAATCATCATATGCTTTTTGTAAAGCTGCCAAACCGTCATCTAATTCTTTTTGTGTAGGTTTAGATTTAGAACTGTCGTGTATAATTAAATTTTCTGCTGTTTTTTCTTTACCCTTTGTCCAACCATACCATTGTCCTTCGTGTAAAGTTACGAGATAATCATCGTACTTATTCGCTCTTCCGTTATTATCCATTCTATGTATCTCCAATTCTTATAAACATCATGGTTGTTTCATTTCGGTCTGTATCACCTAGTGCTACTCCTGGTGTTCCACTTGGACCCGCACCTAAATTAAATTTAACTTTTTGATTACTTGTATCAGTTATATCCAACAAAACTGTTACTGCACCAGAACCAAAAGATAAACTTTGATTAGCGTTTGTGCTTTGTTGTATATAAGCTGTTGTATTATAAGATGAATTATCTGATGTAAATTTTATATGTCCTTGTAAGTTACCATTACCTCCTGCTGTGTAAAATTGAACTGTAAAAATTATGAGATAAAATCCAGTGCTGGGAAAAGTGAATATACCTGATGATTCAGACATTTGTATTGAGCCAAAACTCGCTGCACCTCTTGAGTCTGACCTTTCAAGATTACTTGTAATACTACCTTCGCTTGTAGGTATGTCATAATTAGCAGTCAACCTAAATTGGTCTACCATGGTAATACCAGGCAATCCTGCTTTTATTAGTGAATAATCAATTCTTTTTATGGTACCCGCATCTGACACTAAAAACTCATCTGTATCAGCAGGTTCTGAAGTTAAAGCATCGTGTCCAGATATGACTGTGTTGTCAAAAGAATCTGCATTGACAGTTCCTGCTGCAGGACTAATTGTTCCTACTGCTTTTGCTTGATGTACCACATAAATATTATTTGTACCACTAGGAGGTGCGGCAGCAAATGTTAATGTAGTGCCTGATAAACTATATGCAGAGTTTGGGTCCTGTCTAACATTTTCTACAAAGACCTCTATATCTAATGTAGAGGTAGGAGCAACATCTAATGTAAACGCTGTTGTACTAGCATCACCACTAAACCTTTTTCCTACTAAAGACTGAAATTGATTTTGTGTATCTATAGGTGTACCAACGTATGCCATTCTAGGTTATCTCCATAATTGATAAAGCTATATCTGCAGCACCTGAAGCTGTTAACGAAAGTGTGTCAGTTGTTTCCATAACCACTTTGTTACCAGACAATAGTTCAAGTGTACCACCTACAGGCACGGGTGCATTAGTTACTAATTCAACTGTTTGATTAGCTTCGTCATTTGCGCCTGCTCTGTTGCTAGTGTCTGAACCTAAACTTACTGTTGCAGTAATCTGTGATGTAGTTGTATTACCTACCATGATTCCAAGAACTACTGTTGTTGTAGAACTGGCTACAGTGTAGATAGTATCAGCACTTGTTACACCTGCTTTTGTTACTACTTTAAATGTATTTGCCATCTATCCTCCTATCCTAATGCGATTGCTAATGCAGTCGGGTCTTCTTGAGAAAATCCTTGTGCCGTCATTAAAGTTACTACTCTTGATAATGCAGCTTTTCTGTTTGTACCACCTGCACCATCATCTACTACTATTAAGTCAGATGTAGTTAAATCTGCTCCAATATCTGTACCACCATCTATTTCTAATGCTGTTAATGCTACTTTACCTGCAGTAGATATTGTATCTAATTTAGAATCTGCTATCGCTGCACTTGATGCTATACTTGCGTTAACAACTGCGTTTGCTGCAAGTTGGTCTGCTCCAACTGCATCATCTGCAATCTTAGCTTGAGTTACTGCATCATCAACTATAGAAGCAGTTACTACAGCACTAGATGCTAATTGGTCTGCACCTACAGCATCATCAGCTATCATAGCTTGTTCTACTGCATCATTTGCAATAGTTAAAGCACCACTATCTGAAGCAGTCGCATCACCTGATACTGCAGAGAAAATATATTTTTTTACTCTTGTAAATTCTGATTTACGTTCTGTGCCACCTGCACCATCATCAACAATTAATAAATCTGCATCTACTAAGTCTGCACCTATATCAGTAGCACCGTCTATTTCTAATGCACCAATATCAACTTTACCTGCAGTGGATATGGTAGATAGTTTACTGTCAGCAATAGAACCTGCCAACATTCCATTTGTTACTGTACCACTATCACCACTACCAACAAGTGTACCTGAAGCTACTGGTAATACTAATACCGCACTACTTCCTGCTGAGTGAGGTTGTGCTTTTAATGTTTGTGCGTGTGCGTTATTTACTTCACAATAAAACTTTATTTGTGATACAGAACCAGAACCTGAACGCATATCAATATTACCGTCACTAATAATAATTCCGCCTGTAGAACCATTGCCATCAATAATAACTGTGCCACTACCATTAGGT